CCCGCGGGCGACGTGCGCGTAGTGCCGGCCGTCGAGTCGCGCGATCTCCGCGTCGACGGCGTCCATCAAACTATCAACGTCGGCCTTATCCCAGACCGAGCCGGTCATGCCGGAGCCGTCGTCGTCGGTGAGCGAGTTGTACCAGGTGCGATCGAGCGCCATCAGCCCACCCCTCCCTCGCGCCCGCGCAGCTGCCGCACCAGGTCGGCGAACGTGTAGAGCTTGTTCGTCGCTTCGACCGTTTTCAGCGGCAGCACCGTCGCGCGCCCGCCGCTAATCGCGATCTCGCTGAAGGTAATCCGCTGAATGCGGAACGTCCCGCTGATCGGCGGTGAACTGATATTCACGGTGATCAGCCGGCCGACCTGCAGCGACGGGTCGCGCGACTCGAAGGTCAGCGTGCGGTGCGGGTCTTTGCGTTCCCGCAGCGTCGCGGCGATCTGCGCGGCGAGTTCGACGAGGCCGAGCCGGCTGTCCGTGATCACCAGCTCGATGATCCCGTCGGCGGCGACGGCGGCCTGGCCCGGGAGCTTGAGCCGCTCGGCCATCGCCGCTTGCGCCGCCGTGTCGGTCTGCTCCAGGCGGATCGTGACGGTGTCGCCCTTGCGGATCGGGAGCGTGAGGGCGCCCGTCCCGGTCGCGGGGATGCCGATCAGCCGCGGCTGCACCAGCACCTGGGCGCCGTAGCGGATCGTCGCCGTGATCGCGCCGAGGCCGCTCGCCGGGATGCCGGTCAGCTGCCCGCCGGCGATCCCGGTGTAGCGGATCACCATGCCGCCCGTGCGCGCCCAGCCGCCGGGGGTCGGGCCACTCAGGATCGCGTCGGCTTCGAAGGGCGCCGTCGCTGAGACCGGGAGCGCGGGCGCGCCGACGAGGACCTGGCCGTCATCCTTGATGCCGGAGGCGTCGCTGGTCGGCGGCGCGGCGCCGAGCGCCGCGTCCGCGACCGTGTCGCCGTACTCGGTCGCCGTGTTGTTGTTGAGGGTCGTCAGCAGCTTGAGCGCGGATCCGTTCGCGGTCGTGCGGTACAGCTTGCGACTCGTGACCCCGGGCGCCTTCGAGATGGGGACGTTCTTGACGAGGACCGACCCATAGCCACTCGCGGGAAACACATAGCCGGCGCCCGTCGTGTAGCTGCAGGCGCATTGATAGACCCATCCCGCCGCCGCCCCGCTCCCCATGAAATAGTCCCCGCTGCACTCGTACCACCCGACGCCGCCGGCATTGTCGAGCCGATAGACGCGAATATTCTGTGTCGGGGCGGCGGGCCCATTCGGTTCGAGCAAGGGGTAATAAAATGCGCTCGACCCATCGCTATGCGTGTAGGTCGACCGCGCGCCGATATAGACCTCCCAGTCATTGCCATCCCACGGGTACGATCCCGTGGCCGGCCCGGTCGGGCCAAACGCCCCGCCGCGGTATTGGATCTGCACCATGAATTGAAAGGCGCTGGCGCCCGGATAGATCAGGCCGGGTGGGTACGCACTCGCGCCGCGGCTGCGCGCCGAGACGGCGGGGGGCGCAATCGGGCTGAACGACTGAATCAGGATCGACCCGAGCGGTCCCGCCAGCGTTTCGCCCGACGCCGTGACAAACGTCACGCTATACCGGTACGTCGCCCCGACGGTATGCGAGCTGCCCCCGGTCGGCGTCGGCGTCGGCGCGGCGCTCGGGGCGTTGCCCGTCCCGACGAGCGCGCCCGTCGCCCCCGTCCCGCGCACGCCCGCATAGGTGACGCGCTGCGCGTTGATCTCGACGATCCCGCCCGTCGGCGCGTACCACGACTGCGGCTCGTCGCCCTCCTCGACCGGGATCTCGACCTGCCCGGCCGGCAGGTCGAGCGACACCCCGACGCCGCCGCCGCGGCCGATGACTTTGGTGACGACCTGCGACAGGTCCTCGCGCAGCGTGTGATTGCGGGACGTGCGCGGCTGCGCATCGGTGATCGGCGCCGCGGTCTCGGTCTCGGTCAGGAACACATGCAGATCGCCGCTGTAGTCGAGATACCAGTAGCCGCCGATGCGCCGGCAGATCTCGGTCAGGCAGGCCGGCACCTGTTCGTTGGTGAACGTGATCGCGTCAAGCACCGGCAGGCCGGGCGCGACGTGGCGCGTCGTGACGCTGCGGGTGTACCGGGCGACGAGGTCGAGCACGATCGCCGTGGCGGATTGGGTCGTGTAGGTCGCCAGCACGAGTTGCCGTTGCAGGAGCCAGGTCGGATCGACACAGCGCAGGTCATAGGCCACATTCTGCTTGACGTCTTCGTAGACGAGCGTCGTTTCGAGGATGCGCCCGCCGAAGAGCGCATGCGCCGGGTCGGTGGCGTCGCCGCTGAACACTTGCAGCGTCTGGCCGGCGACCGGGGTAAAGCCGCGCGCGCGAAAACTGGCGGTGTCGGTCTGTTCGTTCAGCACATGCTGAATCGCCGCCCCCTCGATGCGGAGCCCGGTCCCCGGCTGCCCGCCGCCGGGATTGACGACGCCGTCGACCGTGCTCTGGAGCCACGCCTCGTAGACGTTGAGGCGAAACGCCTTCAGGCGCGCAAACCCGAGCCGCGCGCAGCCGGGCCGATGCGACGGACTGACGCTAGCCAAGACGGACCCCGCTGTGGCGCATTTCGGTCACGAGCTTCTGGGCAATGTCCTGGGCGTCGGTCGAGTTGACGTTGACGTTGAGCGTGTTCGTCGTCTGCGTCGCCCCGCCCCGCCCCCACGTCTCGGTCGGCGTCGGGGTCCGGTTCGCCCAGCTCACGCCGCCCCAGCCCCCGGGGACGCCGGTCTGCTGCAGTTGCTTGAACTCGTAGCCGGCGAGGCCGATGTTGCCCGACGTGGCGACGCCCGCCTCGATATAGGCGCGCAGCAGCTGGGCGCCGGCGATCGCCGCGTCGTAGGCGGTGGCGTTCTGGCCGAGCGCGGCATTGAGCTGGACGATCTGCTGGGTGGTCTGCGCGGTCTCCTGCGCCACCGTTCTGGTCGTCGCCGCGTAGCTCTGCCCGGCGCGCTCGCCGCGGTTCCAGGCGTCGGCCTGGCGCTGCGTCTCGGCTTCGTAGGCGGCGGCCTCCTGCGTCAGTTGCTTCATGGGGCCGAGAATGGATTCCGTCGTCGGGATCGCGACCTTGCCGACGTTGGCCCACGCGTCCCCCAGGCCGGCGATGATCGGCGGCAGCGGCAAGGTCGCCGTGTAGATGTCCCGGAGCGCCTGCGGCGCGACCTGCCCCATCCGGGTGTAGGCCTCGATCGCCTTCCCGAGTTCGGCATTCATGGACGTCTGGGCGGCGGTGGACATCCGGGTCAGATTTTCGATCGGGCCGAGCGCGGCGACGTATTGCTGCGCCTTGGCGATCGTGTCGGTGCCAAACATCGATTCGCGCAGCCGTTGCAGCGCGTCGGCCTGTTGCTGCGCTTTCTGCGCGGCCTTGTCCTGTTCGGCGTTGAAGTCCTTCAGGGAGGCCGCGCTCGCGTCCATTTGCCGCTTGAGATAGTCGATCGCGCGCTCACTCACCCCGAAGTGGCGCGCCATCTCGGCGGTCGTCGAATTGTTCGCTTCGATCTCGGCCTTCAGCGCGCCGACGCCGCCCTTGGCGCCGGCGAGTTCCGCCGTCCAGCCCTTGACGCGCTGGGCGCCGGTATTGAACTGTTCGGCATTGGCCGCGGAGGCTTTGCGCAACGCTTCCGACGCGGCATGCACGTCGGTGAAGACCTGGCCGGTCTTCTCGAAGGCGCGCTGCAGGACGTCGGCATTGTTGGCGGCGGCCTGGCCGGCATCCCGCCAGCCCAAAATACTGGCGGTCGCGTCACCGATGATCTTGTCGCTGCCGGTCAGCTCGGCGATCTTGCGGCCGATCTGCCAGCCCACCATCGCCGCCGACGCCACGCTGATCGCCGTCCCGAGCTTGCCGATCAGGGTGGAGGTGTCGAGCGAGACGTTCCCCAGCTGCTTGAGATCGTTGATCTGCTTGCCGACGTTGATCCCGAGCGCGTCGAGCGCCTGGTCAGCGACCTCGAGCCCGTCCTTCATGCCCGCCGCGTCGCCGCCCGCCTTCTTGGCTTTGGTCCCGACGTCGGCGAGCGCGTCGCCGGTCTTGCCGACGGCGGTCGTCCCCGAGGTGCCCATCTCGGTGAGCGCGGCCTCGGTCTCCTTCGACGCCTGCTCGATCGAGGCCAGGCCCGCGTCGGCCTTCTTGCACTCCTCGACAAACTCGGAGAAGTCGGCGGCAATGGTGCTGCTCAGCGCCATCGGGCGGCCTCCCGCGGGGCGTGGGTCAGTTCGTCGACCAGGATGCGATAGACCACTTCGGGCAGCTCCTGCAGGTCACGGTAGGACAGGCCGCCGCCGGTCAGGCGACAGACGGCCAGGTCGGCGGCGACGAGGCGCCGATAGAGGCCGTTTTTTTTAGCGTCGCGGCCTCGGCCGCCACGCGGGTTTCGTGCGCTTCGATCGCGCGCTTGATGGCGAGGAACGACGCCTGATCCAGGTTGCGCAGGAGATCGCTTTTCTCGTCGTCGCTCAGCCCGCGCAAGGCCGGCTCGGCGCTCCACTCGACGAGATAGGCCAGGACGAGCGCGTCCCCGGTCGCCAGATAGTCCACCCCGGGGGAGCCGTCGGGCTTCTCGCGATAGGCGCGCGCATACATGGCGGTGTACTCGCCGTGCGACAGCCGCGCCTTGACGGTCAGCGTGTCGCCGCCCTCGAGCGTCAGCGTCTTCGTTTCCGGGGTGACGAACCGAATCACGTTACCTGCCTTCCGGCGGCCCGAGCGCCGCGGTGAGCACGGAGCCCGCCAGGCGCACGCTGTGCGGGATCACCGGGAACGTCCACAGCCCGCGCGGCCGACTTGTCCGCGGCGCCGTGAACAGGAGCGGTACCTGCTTGATCCGGTACTGGTCGACCGTCGCGAGGCGCGCGCGCAGATGCCACGCGCGCGCCTCGTCGCGGCTCACGGTGAACGCGCGCAGGTCGGCGGCGGGGCGATAGCCCCACGACAGCGACCCCTGCCGGCCCGTGAGCGCGACGGTGCGAAACATCTACGGCGTCGCCGTCGGCAGCGTCCACGGCCCGGCCGCCATAAACTTGCCCGACAGTTCCGGCGCGCCCT